CGCAGTGTAGGTCTGCGCCGCGGGTCCTCCGGCCTTCAGCAGGTCGTTGAACCCGGTCGCGCCCTTCACGACCGTGGCGAACTGCTTGGCCTGGTTCGCGACCTCCGGGCTCATGCCCTTCAGATCCGCGGTCCACTGCTTCTGCGTGATCGACCCGGCCAGGTACTCCTTCGCGACCGCCTGAAGCGACTTCGGCAGGTCCTTGAGCATCGTGTTCGCGTCGGCCGCCGCGGTCTTGGAGGAGTTGAACGCGCCTTGGAGCACCGTCCCGGCCGGTCCCATGTGCGAGGTGATCGCCGACGTCAGCTCATCCAGCGTGCCGGTCAGGCCCTTCTTGCCGAGGTCCTGCGCGACCTGGGTGGAGTTCAAGCCCAGCGCTGCCATCTCCTTGGTGGCCACGTCGGTCGGGTTCTGCAGGCCCCGGATCAGAAACGAGAGGTCCTGGGTGGCCTGCTGCGCGGACATGTTCTGAGACGTCATCGTGGCGATCGCGCCGCCGACCTGCGCGAAGTTGATGCCCGCGGCGGCGGCGACCGGCGTCACGTTGCCCAGGGACGCCGCGAGGTCCTGCATCTTCATGTCGCCCGACGCGGTCGTCGCGATCAGCTGGTTCATCATGACCGACGCCTTGTCGCCAGCCATGCCGTAGGAGTTCATCGTCCCGACGAGCGTCTTGCCCATCGTGTCCAGATCGGCGTTGCCGACCTTCGCGCCCTCCGCGGCGACCTTCAGAACGTTGAGACCCGCAGCGCCGTGGAACCCGGCGGACTCGATGTGATACATGCCGTCGACCAGCGTCGAAGTGGACTGCCCCACCTGGCCCGCCATGCCGAGGATGCCGTCGCCGACCATCTTCATGTTCGACGCCGACTCGCCCGCGCCGGTCTGCAGGCTGGTCATGCCGGTTTGGAAGTCGGCCGCCATCTTGACGGTCTTCACGCCGATGGCAGCGGCCCCGCCCGCGATGGCGACGGTGGCGACCTTGCCGACCGCGGCAAGCTTGTCGAACGAGCTCGCGCCCTTCTTCGACATGTTGTCGAGCTGGGACGTGACGTCCTTGAGCATCGTGGAGACCGAACCGGCCGCGCCGATGATGTCCAGGTTCAGCACGATGCCCACGCCGGAGTCACCCCCGGCCTGCGGATCAGCTGTTTGCGATGGTCAGGCGGGAAGTGTCACGTGTCGGCGGGGATTCAGCCCTGGCGGCGGTCGATGACCTTCTTCCACGCCTTCTCCCACACCGGCGCGACCAGCGGCTCCATGCCCTTCACGGCGGGCTCGAAGTACGGGAACGCCTCCTCCTGCCGCCACTTGTACAGGTTCCGGACGCCGCCCTTGCCCATCCACACCGCGCCCTTGACGGCCCCGAGTGCGGACTTGGGCCGCTTCATGCCCGACACGCCGGAGGCGAGCGTCCCGGTGAACCGCCCCGGCCCTCCGGAGCGGGCGGAGTTCCCGGAGCCGACGTTCACCGCCGGACCGGTCCGGGCCGACGCGCCGCGGTGGCTCCAGCGCGGCTTGCCGCGAAGCCTGGACCGGACCCGGGACTTCGCCAGGTTCTGCACGGCCCGCACGGCCCCGATCGTCGCGATCCGGCCGTCCTTGTCGATCCGGTCCAACTCCTTCTTGGCTTCCTCGATACCGCGGAACCCGCCGCTGATCTCCATCATCGACTCCTTGGCTGCTTGGTCTGGCCGCGGCTCTCGGCGTTGTGCCGTGCGGTGGCCGACGCGTCCTCGACGGCGAGCAGCCAGTCGCACCGGGCCGCCGGGGCGTTCCCGAGCTGATCGAACGTCCAGCCGGTCAGCGTCACCAGCCGGTGGTCCCGCAGGCGGCGCATCGGAAGGTCCGGAGCGTCAAAGTTCAACCGGCCCTCAAGCTTCGCCGTCAGACGCTTGAGGGACTGGTAGGGGACTCGGGGTCCGGGCTCGGTTCGAAGTCCGGGTTCATGGCCGCAGTCAGCGGCTCGCACGCCTTCAGCAGAACGTCGTAGGCGCGGCCCGGCAGATCCTGCATGGCGTCGGCACTGATCGCCGTCTCATACGACCACGACTCGACGAAGGCCACGAGAAGCAGGTCGTCGGCCTGGCGCTTCAAGCCCTGTGCGCCGCTGGAAATCATCGCCGCGCCCAGCTTCGCCGCCGCGCCCGGCTCGCCGCCCCGTGCGGCCTCGGTGTCGGCCTCGGTCGTGCCGGTGCCCAGCAGGCTGGCCATGACGCGCTCGCGGGCGTCCATGTGCGGCCGTCGCAGCCGCTCGGGCACGTCCTCGGGGTCGCGCAGCATCGCGTGCTGCCCCTTGGGCAGCTCCACGCGCAGCGGAAAGGTCACAATGTCGGTCACGGCATCTCTGATTTCACTTGTAGGTGGCGGACACGAGCTGGTTCTGCACCGTCGCCTTGATCGGCGAATAGCCGCCGGACTGGCCGACGTCGGTGGTGTTCGCGTCGCAGTCGAAGGTGATCTCAAGCTCCGCGTAGGACTTGCCGCGGACCACCTTCGCATCGGTCAGGTAGGCCTGCGTGGCGTGCAGCGTCACGCCCTGCGTCGTCAGCCCCGTGGACTGGACGAATGCCGCCTCGATCGCGGTGGACGTGCCCGCGACGTAGGCGGCGCGCTTGGAGTCGTCCTCCATGACGATCGTCAGCTTCCCCGACGCCTCCGCCTCCCCGGCCCAGATCGCATACGGGGCCTGCGACCCGTCGGCGGTGTCGATGACCTCCAGCGCCCGCTTGATCGTCATGTCGGCGTCGACCGTGTACCCGACGGTCGTGCCGCCGATCTTCACGACGCATTCCCAGCCCGGCATGATCGCCGTCGGCGGGGCGGAGAACGTCGGCTTGGTGGGGTTGACGACCGTCGGCATCGCCGTGGCTTTCGCGGTGTACTCCAGCTTGCCGTTCCCGGCGAACTTCAGGCCCACCTCGGAGAACCGCGCGCCCGGCAGCTGGTAGCCGGTGATGTTGGAGTTCCAGTCCGTCAGCGTGTACGACGGCGGCTGGAAGTTCCCGGAGCACAGCAGCGACATCGCCGAGGAGTACGGGGCCTGCACCGGCTGCACCACGGTCGTGGTGATCGCGTGGGCGTTCGCCAGAGCCGGGACCGGGATCGCGAACGGGCCGGCACCGGTCGGGGCGCCGGTTGTCACGACCGTCTCGGCCAGGACGCCGGTGCCGATCTGGATCCGGGTGCCGGATGCGACCGTCACGGAGTTGGAGATCGACGTCGCGCCGACGATGCTGGCGGCCGACAAGGTGCCGGTGCCGGAGCCGGTGTACGTGCCCGAATACACCACGTCCCCGAGGACCCCGGCCAGCGGGAAACCGATCAGGTCGGCGAACACGTCCCCGGCGAACTCGTACTCCGCGTACAGCGGCCCCGGTGTGTGGCTGTACGTCTTCACCGGGGCACCGCGCCAGCCCTCGTCGGTGAGCAGCGTCAGCTTGTCCATCGGCGTCATCGACTTCACCGGGATGAACGACGACGGGTTGACGGCCACGCCGTAGGCGTTCGGCGGCTCCAGGGCGAGGCCCAGGAAGCTGGCGTATGTCGGCTGGGGGTTGGCAACCACGGCCTACTCCTTCGGGGTCTTCGAGGTCTTGGCCGCGGCGGGAACCGCCGGTGCGATCTGCTCATCCGCCGGCGGGGGAGCAACGGAGGCCCCGGCTTCGTCCGGCGCCGCGTCCTCGCGGTACCGGGCCGCCAGCGCGCGCAGCCGGGCGAGGTCCGCCTCCGTGCAGAGCCCCGCGGGCTGGAACCTGCCGTCGCCGGGCACCTGCTCCTCGTCCAGCTCGACCTCGTCCCCGGGATCGAGAATCCGGGCGATCGGCGGATACGGATACAGGCGAGGCGACTCGCCGGCATAGATGAACGTGGGCATGGGGACATCGCCTCCGCGCTGGAATGAAGCAGGGGAAAGTCAGATCTGCGCTTCGACGGAGATCCGCATCGTGGCGTGCGTGATCCGGCCCATGTGGGACTCCTCCAGGCCGGACTCGTAATGCGTCTCGGACGGGAACGCCATGATGACCCGCCCCCCGAGCGAGGGATCGGACCGCACCAGCGACTCGATCTGCGCCACCAGCGCCGCCGCCCGCTCGAACACCACCTGCGGGTCGTCCCCGCCCCGGTACACGTCCACCTCGACGACCTGGTGGTAGGACTCGAACAGCCAGCCCGCGCCGCCGGACCCGACCATCTGTGTCGGCTTCTGCTGCTGCTCGGTGTCCCCGAGATACACCACGTCGTCCGGATATCCGGGGCCCGGCTCGGAGTAGTACACCTGCAAGTCCGGCCCGGCCAGCGCCACCTGCATCAAATCCAGCAGATACGCCTTCACCGCCGGGACCGTCGACACCGGGATCTGCGCCATCACGCCACCCCCGGCGGACGGCGGTGCGGGGCCAGCATCTCCACCACCCGGTCCGGGACCGCGAACCCGATCGGCACGGAGGCCTCATCGCCGCCGCCGCCCACCGACGACCGCATCCGGCCCCGGCCGCCCTGCTGCGTCATCTGCCAGTTGTGGCGGATCAGCTCCAGCGCACCCAGGCGCACATTCCACGGAATCCCGGTGCGGCCCGCCGTGTACGACACCTTGATGTTCTTGTCGCCGATCGCGAACTCCGCAGCCTCACCGCCGAACGTGCGGCGCGTCAACTCCCCGGTCACGTAGTCGACCGTGAACCCGAACGCCGTTAGCTGCGTCCCCAGCGGCTGCTCCGTCAACAGGAACGACGACAGGCCGTAGTACTCGTACACGCTCTGCACCGACATCAGCGGCTGCCACGACACCGACAGCGTCCGGGTGCCGCCGTGGAAGAACTCCACATGCGCCTCGGGCAGGAACGGCCCGATGATGTCCCGGATGATCGGGCCCGCGGCCAGGATGAACCCCAGCAGCTCCGGATCCTGCGACGGGTCGGCGAGGTTCAGGTTCAGGTGCGCCTTGACGCTCGGCAGGTCCACAACCTGCTCCATCGTCGAGGCCTGCACCTGGAACTGCTGCTCGGAAACGTAGGTGAACGACCCCGTAGCGATCCACCGCACCAAATAGGTGCCGGACTGCGCGACCGCAGGGACGACCGCCTGATAGGTGCCGGTGGCGACGTTCGCCACTGCGGGGGACTGCGAAGTCCCGTCCGGCGCGGTGACCAGAGCCACCACGGACGCCGCGTTGGCCGGAATGCCGCTGCCGTCAACAACGCCCACCGCGATCGGAACGTCCTGGCCCGCGTAGAAGATGAACGCCACGACACCCCCGCCTCAATGGCCGTAGCTGAAACCGGGCCCGTAGCCGCGCACGCGCTTGGACTTGGTGCCGCCGCGGCGCTTGTGCGCGGCCACGTGGTGGTTTCGGTGGTGGTGCAGGTGCGTCTTGCGGTGCACCGCCACGTGCGTGCGGTGCGCCATCCGCCGGTTGCGGTGCGACGCCTTGCGGACGTGAGCCTTCGCCGACCGCTGGTGCCTGCGGTGCGCCGTGTGCGTGCGGTGCATCTTCGTCTTGTGGTGCGCCAGGCGCCGAAGCTTGCGCAGATGCCGGGCCCGGTGCAGGTGCCTGGCCTTGCGGTGGTGGCTCGCGTGCCTCAGGCGATGGCCCTTGGCGTGGTGGCGCCTCTTGTGGTGCGAGCCCTTGTGGCCGTGGGAGTGGTGGCCGGACTTCCGACGCTTCGCCCCGGCCACATGGCTGCGGTGGTGCGCTGCGGGCCGCCTCGCCTGGTGCGCGGCACGCACCCGCCGCAGATGCCGCGGCAGCGGAGACTGGGACGTCGTCGCCACGGCACGTCCCTACATCACTTGGAAGCCGTGCGCGGCGGCGGCTCCGCCTTCGCGGTCCGCTTGTCCGGCGCGGTCTCCGTCACCTTCTTCGGAGCCTCGTCGGCCTTCTTGCCGCCGCGCTTGAACGCCTCGTGGCGGCGGCGGATACCAGCGACGACCGCAGCCTGGTCCTCGTCCATGCCGGAGACGCCGAACTTCTCCAGCATCGGACCCGCCTTCGCCAACTCCGCGTCGATCTCCGCCACGGCGTCCTCCCGCCCGGCGCGCACGGCGCCCTCACGCTCGTCCAGAAGCCCGGCCACATAGTTCGCCGGGTTGTGCAGCGACGCCGGCCCCTGGGGCGGACCGTCCACACTGAAGTCGCCGCCGTCCGCCGCGGCCATCCGCCGCCGCACCTCGGCCACGAAAGCGCTCTGATCGGAGTCCATGCTCGTGGTGTCGAAGCTCTTCAGCTCGGCGCGGGCCGCGGCCAGCTGGGCGTCGATGTCCGCGACGAGCGCATCGTCACCGGCACGTACCGCAGAAGCCCGCTCGTCGAGCAGGCCGGACGCGAAGTTCGCGGGATTCGTCATGGGGTGAGCCTTTCGGATCAGGAGGAGATGACCGAGAACGTGAAGCTCGGCGTGGTTCCGGTGATGGTCCAGCCGATCTGGGCCCACAGGCCCTTGACGGTCAGCTGCTTGGCGACGGTGCCCGCCGCGGTGATCGCTGCGAACGTGTCGCCGCCGCCGTCGGGGGACCCGAAGTTGACGCCGTCGTTGCTCCACTGCACAGCCAGGGTCATCGACGGCGTCGTGCCCGAGACAGCGGAGACGTTGACCTCCAGATCCAGGACCGAGGCGTCGTTCAGCTCCAGCGGACCGGAGTTGCCGGTCGCCGTCTGCGCGGCGGAGGGGACGAGCGTGAACGGGCCGGACGACATGAGGCATCAGCTCCAAGAAGTAAGCGGTGACCGGACGCCGCCCGGCGGCCGTGGATCAGATGACGTTGCTGGCGACTTCCACGACGGAGAACGTGAACGACGGCGTCGTGCCGCCGATGGTCCACGTCAGCATCATGTACGGGGCGCGGACCGTGACGGTCTTCACGACGTTGACAGCGGTGGCGACCGAGGCGAAGGCGTCCGCAGCCGCGTCGTTCGCACCGAAGTTCACGCCGTCGTCCGACCAGGTGATGCTCAGCACCAGTGTCGGCGACGTGCCCGTGGCGGCGGTGATCTCCAGCTCAAGCTCGACCGTTGCCGCACCCGAGCCGATCGGAATCGCGGCCGACGAACCGGTGACAGTGCGGGCCGCCGAAGCGACGAAAGTGTTGGCCATGGAAGGCTCCTTCGTTCGGGCATGGGAAAGGGCCAGCCGAAATGGCTGGCCCTTGGTGCCCGACGGGAGGCCGGGCTAGAACAGAGACACGGGCTCGCCGTTTAACGCGGCGCGGGCCAGCTCTGGATAGTGTTCGACAGCCCACTCGATCAGGTCCTCCGGACGCTGACCTTTTGGCTGGGGTGTAACCCAGACCTCGAGGTTCTCGATCCGGTTGTCAGCGCGCAGGCCGTTCTTGTGGTGCACGTTCTCGTACTTCTCAAGCGGACGCCCGAGTACCAGCTCTACGACCTGGCGATGCTCCAGGGTTGAGGACGGGTCGCCGCCTTGAAGCCGACGGTACCCGGCACTGTCGATGTTGTTGCGCTGCTGCGTGAGCCGACCCGCAGGCCCTGGTTCTCCACGGCGCTGGACGCGCGCGCCGTGGCGGACGCAGTAGCCGTTGGCGTAGTGCTTCTTCTTCTCGCAGCCCTCGACGGCGCAAGGTGGGCGCGACTCGCGATAGGCGGCTTTTGCCTCGAGGGTCTGCGACGGTCGAGCCCTGTCGGCTATCTCATGCTTGTGGGCCTCGTACCAGGCGGTAGCGCTTCGCCGGGCCGCTTCTTTCTTGCAGTCCGCGCACCACCGGGCAGGGCGGCCCGACTTCTGGGTGAACTGTGCACCGCACAGTTCGCAAGTACGATCTGCCATGTCGGAGCCGTCTCTGTCGGTTTCCGGCGCGACCCCTCGGCGTGTCACCGTCGAGGGGTCACCTGTTGGAATCAGGATACTGGGTCCTAAGGATAAATTCGCCAGAACCCTGATTTCCAATCAGAAGGTTGGCGTGGATGCTCCGGTGCCGGTCACGACGCTAGTGCTCGGCGCATACCGGCCTGCCTGGAATGAGACATAGTTGTACAAACGCACGAAAACCGACATTTGGTTCGCATAAGTTTGAGCGAACGCCTCCGCCCGCACCTGCCCCTCCCACAGCCACAGGTCGTCGAACTTGGAGATGATGATCGAGTCCTGGTTCGCGCCGGTGCCGCCGTTGACGGGGATCACCGCGTCGGCGTAGACCGGTAGCCCCAGCATCTGGCCGACGAGCCCCTGGGACACCTGGTGGTCCAGGTTGGCGATCATCTGGAACACGCCGCCGGAGGCGGGGACGACCAGCGGGCGGCCGTTGTTGTCGACCTGGCACTCGGCCCACGCCCACCGGAGCGGGTGCATGACGATCGCCGTGGGCGGCATGAACCGCCGGGTGTGGACGAGCGCGAGGCCGTTGGCGGCCTTGGGGTACAGGCTGCCGGGTCCGGCGAGGGACGGGGTGGCCTGGGTCCAGGTGACGGCGTTGGTGCCGGACAGCGTGAGGATCCCGGTGGCCTGCCCGGAGGATCCGGAGCCGGACAGGACCTGCGCGTTGAGCTTGACCGCGTAGTCGGCCGCCAGGTCGCCGAGGATGATCTCGTCGATGTTCAGCGGCGACTGCTCGATGAGCTGGAGGCTGACGGTCTGGCCGCCGGCGACGGTGATGACGGGGCTGGACACCGAGGTGGTGGTGAGGTCGGTGTTCTGGACGCCGGTGTTCTGGGTGGCCTGCACGGCCACTGCGGTACCGGTGTTGATCTTCGGGATGTTGATGGAGTCGGTGCCGGGCGGGACCTCGCCCTGGCGGCACAGGTTCGCCGTGATCCGGCCGGCGCGGGCCAGCTTGACGAAGTCCTCTTCCAACCAGAGCGGAGGGACGAATTCTCCGCCGGCCGCGTTGCTGGTGGAGATCGCCCGCTCCTCGGCCTTGGCCTTGGCGTCGGCGACCATCTTGTTGTTGCGCTCGAGCCGGTCGTAGGCGTCGCGGTCGCCGTGCTGCCGGGCGCGGTAGAGGTCCCGGAAGTAGGAGGTGTCGGGGGTCTTGCGCCGGTAGACCTGCGGCTCGGACAGGACCTGGATGCCGGACGGGGCGTACTTGCGGGCGATCTCGGCGGCGGCCTCGTCGCGGGTGTCGATCTCGGCGAGTTCGGCGATCCGTGCGTCGGAGGCGACGATGTCGGCCTTGATGCG